TTCTGTTGTTCCTAATATATTTACTAGTGGATAAATATTTATTTACTCAACACCATTCCTATCCAATATGGGTGAGCTGTATATTTACGCAAAGTCCTCTCCACGTATATAAATGTATAAAGCCTCCAACAGTGTTTAAACATACAAATACACAAATTGGGGTAATCCAATTACACAAGTCAATTTTGCTGGCCTCAGATTTGAAACTGGCACTCGTTTATAGTCGGAGTTAGACTTCACCAATATATGTTTCTCGCCAGTTTAATACACGATCATTATATGTCTCGTCCAACATAGTACACATATGAGTTATGCCAGCCATAGCAGCGACTTCTCTCATTTGTTTCCTACGCATTTCATAAACATCTTCACCGTGATTAAACCACTCCCGTAAAGCACCATCTATATTGGTCGCACATGCTTCCTTTGGAGTTAAAGGCGCATTCTTAGGCCGCAAATAGCAATGTAAGGACTTCATTATACTCGAATCTAATAAAGCTCCTACATGCGCACCTAAATCGGCATGCCACACACTAAATCGTTTCAAAAACTCAAAATTTTCGGGTTTTAGATAAGCACTCAATTCACTATTCTTATCGGGCATAGTGTACTTTTGACCGTAACTTTCTAAAAATTCCGAGCACCCTTTAATATTAAACTTAGGATACTTTTCTGAAACGGATCCAATGTTGTCATCACCGTATGTCATGATCTTTGCTGCATCACGAAACTTTATGTCTGACGCATATTGTGTATAAAAATAAGCTCGCAAATTCAAACTACCACATATTCCATTCAATATCACTGTTAATGAATTGCCTGAAATATGAGTGCCTGACTGCAAACCCACTAAATCACCATTAAAGGCTACCAATGAATACACAATATCACCAGCCATAGCGCTCATAATGTCTCTATCCTCCTGATCATAACCCATAACTTCCGCCAAATCGATTAATATTCTCAATGATGCTATTAACAATTGTGAAGGTAATTTTTGGTCATACTTACTATAATCACCACCAAATAACCTTTCATCACCAAATGTCATAACATGATTATAAAAATCGTCCCATTCTGGACCATGGCAATTAATACCAACAGCACACTCAGACATTAATGGATTCATTTGAAGGAAACGAACGACTGGTAAATAATATTTTCTCACTAAAAACGTAAGAGCTATTGGATTACCATAAAATATTCTACACTTTCCCTTTGCAACAGGTAAAGCTTCATCCTTTTTACAAGCCTTAGCAATTGTATACGCACGTTGTCCACGCTTATAAAATCCTAAAACTCGTTCAATATCATCCATAATTTCCTGTGTAAACATCCTCTGTGGATAACCCTCCTTTGTTGGCTCTAAATCAATAACGTACCGTGACTTAGGTCCTTTCAATGGGTATCCAATGGATGTGTTGAAATTAATAGCGTCCACGAATCTACAACCTGGAATACCATTAACATTCTCCATATCCGTCAATGGCTTCACCTTCCACTTCAACGTATGCACCAACTCAATCAATGGTGCTTTGTAGTCCTTTATAGCTATGCTCAACAGTTTATGGGGAAATGGTTCACCTGGTTTACTAGCATTAGCCAAGGCCATCTGCCAGCCATACCATTCCGGTTTCATCTTAGGAGCACCCCAAATATTTTCCACACCTGTCACTTCCGTAACAATATGCGAAATTGGTGTACGCCTAACATCAGACCTGGATGTAACTGCTCCAGAACAAGAACCATAATACGAAAATTGCGATCCTTCAGGTAAGAAATTGATAGGACTCTTTTCATGCAAGCCATCCTGTGTGGTGACATTAACACCTAATACCTCTTGTGTAAAATGTTCTCCATCTCCGGTTTGCAATACACCATCAATACTTTTGATCTGTAAAATAGCATCCAGTAATTGTTTATGAGTTAAAGTACCCATGCAACCAACTGGTTGTCCATCTTTTCCACCTAAATGCAATCCTGTTATCATAGGTGTTCTGGTTTCTGAAAGTAATGTAGCTCCACATAATCCACCAAATGTGTTCATCGAGAGGTTATAATATGCTCCTCCGTCAAAATTACAAGTGCCATTGGATACTCGGCCAGCTTTACACATTCCATGTGCAGTAATCAATTCTCCAGTTCTCTGTCTCCATAACATCTTGAATGGATGTGAAACAATTTCACCAAGTGGAAAGAACTTAAGCAAATTACGGTAAGAACCTCCAGTACTTGAATAGCACAACCTAAAATCAGTGCCTTCAATATGTACTGAAGAATCCTTACAAATACGTGTTACAAAACTCCCTCCGACAGCTTCAGCATTAACCTTCCTACAAGTTAACCTTAAAGTGTCACTCTTTTTAAAATAATGATTGGGAATCAATAACATGTTCGATGTAATCATCAATACATTAGCCATAAGTATATCATCAGTATTTTCAGCTTCCACGGATGCGTACAATAAATTGTTCTCCACGGCATTTTGCAGTCTTTCAATAGTAGTACATTTACTGCTTTCTGATGCTGGCAATACTCTTTTAGTAACTTGTGACCAAACATTAACTTGTTCATCTCTTGCCTTAATATCTTCCATACTCCTTGGTTCCAGTGCACCATGTTCCTTAACAATGCCTCTCCACGACTTAAATACTTTCGCAATAGCATACATAGCCGCCATAGAAGCACATCCACAACACAATACCTTGGCATAACTGGCTCGTCTACTTCTCACAATCTCTACTAGGTTATCAGTTCTATGACATAATTCTGCCATCATCAATTTCCTAATAGCCATCTTTGACAAGTACTCACCAATTGTCAATCCTAAAACTGACAATAAAATACCATGTACTGGACTAACAAGTAGTGCAAATATACAAAATAAAACATAATACCATCTACATTTGTAAGTTACTTCATCAATATCCTTTCTGTAAACAAATTGTAAAAATGTTATAAATCTATCATTCTGTAGCCATTTCAACGGCAAGAAACAAATCCAATCCCATTTGTCCAAGAATTGATTTGTCCTCTTGTATAATTCCGCTGTAGGCATTTGCGCTAACGTTGCATTAAAACGCGCCTGTGTTTCATTCACTACGTCACGTACATGTTTCTTGGCTTGTCTAAAATGTTGCCATGCTTCAAATCCATATTGTTCTGATAGGTGGTCAGGACAAAAGTGTTTCAAATGACAACATCCAGGATGCTGACAACGCTGTAATGTCTGTTTGTCAGCCTTCCTATCCAACAAAGCCTGCTGATTTTTCCTATGTTCATGAAAGTACTCAATCGCACATTGTATCGCTTCAATAGCAGAAACATTTTCCATCACTTTACCTCTCCATGTGATTGGGAGATATCCAGCTGCCGTTCTTAATGCTGGTGGTCTAACTGCTTGTTCAATTGTAATTTCCCAAATATCATCTATTAAAGGTGGTTCGTACACTCCATCATGTGTATAATGTTCTCGTATTTTCGAACTATCCACACCACAAGGGACACCTTCCTTAAATCGTTGAAATTTTTCTTTACATTTGACAGTCATAACCAAGTCCATTCTGCGTTGAATAGAATATGGACACTGTGAATACGATCTTGCATCTAAATCCTTAACGTTAGTAGTTACAAGAACAATCTCTGGTTCGACCCAGCATTGTCCTTTACCTTCCAACTCTGCCTTATTTGCATAATACGTCTGGTTGTTACACATGTCAATAATCATTCGTGTCGGTGGTCTCTGCACAAATTCCGATTTCTCATTTGCCATATCATCTAAAATCGCTACTGTCTTAGTCGTTTTCCAACTAGACATGTATTGATCTCCTGCATTTATAGTCGCCCAAAACTCTCTGTCAGTACTGTGACCAACACTAGTTAAAAGGGACTCAATTAGTTGTTCTCCAAATGTAGTCTTACCTTGACTACTATCGCCAAATAATTCGACAGCGAATGGAGCTTTCCTAATTCCTGCAGCCATTTTCATGTTAGTATGTTCATTTTTAATTGTTTTCAATTTCAATATCTTATCACTAACTAACTTTTTATCAATACCGCTCAGTGACGGCAGCAAATGAGACAACTTTAATAATAAGCGTTCTAGTTTATCCAAAAATTCTTGTTCAGGGATTCCTAAAAACTTTTCCAAGTTGCCGTTCTGTACAAGAGTCCACATGGTAATTACGTCACTATATTCATCATCTAACTCCAACGCTGCAAAGTCATCCATCATTAATGGTTTTAACGATCCTGTCTTAAAGCACAAATAAGCACCTTCTGCAAAATACGTAATTGTACCAAATAATGCTTCAGCCAAATCATACGCTGTCATGTGTTGCTTAATCATTTTCTCATCAAATAATTTAAATCCTTTAAT